CTGTCTATATATGAAAAAGAAGACGGAACCACTGGAACACAAGAACTTTCATGCGTTGCAGGGGAATGCGAGATCGTAGATATTAGCAAGTAGCAGCATGCTAAAATAGATTAGAGGTAAAAATGTCATATATTGTTTCTAATCTATATGCTTCAAAAATATTTGCTGAGCACCCAATAACCCTATGGACTCTAGATGAAGACTTTGCTTTTACAAATCTTCTCAGTGCCTCTACTCAAAACCTATATACTTGGAATATAACAGATGGCACCTCGGCCTCTGTAGCATCCTCAACCTACGAAAATAGACCAATCGTAGAAGATGGAATATCTTATATAACAAAGTCAGCAAGTACATCACTTACTACAGCAACATTTCCAACAAATTTTACAGAAAATCATTTTGACATAGATAAAAAATCAATATGTTTAAGTACATGGTTTTTAGCAGGAACTAGCATAGACTATGTTGAGTTAGGAATAGATGTATCTGGAAGTGTTACATATAAAACAATTGATAACCAAAGCCCATCAGTTTGGACTCACGCTTCTTATACTGTAGACATTCCTTCATCTTCTACAGCAAAACCAATAATTAGAGTTGCATACTTAAGTCCTGAATCAACAGGTTCAAGTTTTAATGTTTATTTTAATGGATTATCATTTTCTCAATGGTCTGAAATTTACAATAGAGATACTTCTGGAGCAAAGCCTTTTTCTTTATCTGACTCAAGTTTATATAATGCTATACCAGTAAGTGCTAGTGCTTATAAGGTATCCCCAATACAACCATACGGTTTTAACGATGAAGACACAGGGTATTATTTTGTAAACCAAAACAAGATGCTTGCGAACAATACAAGCCTGCCAATGGTATTTGGATCTGGGAATATAACAAGAGTTAACTCAGCCATAGACCAAGGAGTACCATCTATAGCACTACCTGGTAAAACATTTTTAAATGAAGGTGGTAAGTATAAAAATTTAACTGCAGAATTTTGGATAAGAGTTTTTACAGATTCACAAGATCCTATAAGGGTGTTTGGTCCAGTAGAAAATTCAGATGGTATTTATATAGAGCAAGAGTTTTTAACATTAAAGGTAGGTTCTTATACTAAATCTTATTTTGTTGGAAAATGGTATAGGCCTATGCTTATAGATATTAGGTATACAACTTCTAATGTAAGTGTTTTATTAAATGGAGATTTGATTATAGATTTAGATATAGATGTTAACAATATTACATTTGCTAGTGCAGATAATGATTGGTTAGGATTTTACGCTACCCCTGAAACTTATCCATTTGAACTAGACGCAGTTGCTATATATCCTTACATTGTTCCAGAACAAATAGCAAGAAGAAGATTTGTGTATGCTCAGGCAGTAGACAATCCAGAAGAAATTGTTAGTGATTTTAAAGGCGAGTCTTTCTTTGTAGATTTTCCATTTGCTAAATATACATCTTCTATGACATATCCTGATATGAACAAGTGGTCTTCTGGTTTTTTCTCTAACTTAAGCGGTAATTCAAGATCTCTTTCTTTTCCAGACTATCAATTACCAGAATTAAAATTTTCATATACTTCAGCATCTGTAACTATAAACAACGACATATTTAATACCTTTTTAGTAGACAACTATAATATACAGTCAGACGAGGAAACCTTTATAAAAATGAGACCAAACGAGTCTTATGATGAAGCAGTTGGAACAATATATTTTGATTCTATAAATGCTATAAGCACTCCGGTATCTTCTATTTTTGGTGTATTTGAGGCACCCACAGTTTTGCCTAACTTTACAAATAGAGAGCCTATCATGACATTCTCTAATTCATTTAGTCCTAATAAATTTAAAATATGTATAAGTGATCAAGGACTGAACTATGAGTTTCAAACATCTGCTTCAACATATCAAATAGCAAACTATTCAGCGTCCGCTTCTCAAGATCTATTTGTTGGACTAGATTTAGAAGAGTTAATGAAAAATAACTTTGCTATTGTAGGTAACTTTTTTAATAATCCACAAAATGTATCTCTTAATTTAGGGGGGTATGAAAATAAAGTATTTACAGGAAAGATAAGATCATTAACTTTTAATAATAAGATGTTTACAATAAAAGACATATCAGCATTGACTAATACAAATGGAACAATATTTTTTACTGAAGCCGAGGCAAACGAAGAAGGGTTGCATCCATTTACATATGTTGGCAACTATACACTGCTACCTATTAGTTCCTATGGAGAGATATTCTTTGATATAGGGTGTGCTGGATATTGGGAAGATTCATTGCCCCTTTCATATTTTGGAACATATGTTAAAGACGTAAACCTAGATCCATTTTATGACTTAGACTTAATACAGTTTAATATTGATGTTCCAGGTCCAATAACTATGACTAACTCTGCATCAGTAGCAGACGCATTTAGCATGAAATCCTATATAACACTACAAGATTTTGAAATAGTTGGAAAGAAGGCTTATTCAAGTTATACAAATACCGAAATGATAGGAGCATCTAGAGTCCTAGACCTGGCTTCAGAATTTTCCACACTTACTAAAAAATTTGAGGTAGTGGATGGAACAATTATATATCCACCTAAAGGATTGATTGATTTTGAAAATTATTATATAACTATTCATTTAGAAATGAGGGTAAGGGGTATAAAAAGCAAACCAGTAAATGTAAAAAGAATGTCTTTAACCTCTCTTGCATTTGATGAATCTACAGAATATGAGATAGGAACTAGAAGTGGACATTCTATAATTCCTTTTACAAGATCAGATTTAAACTATAACTATAAATCAAAGAATCCATTCTTAATATATAGAGACTCAACCCCATATCTATATTTAACAGGAGACTCTGGGATATCAGTTCTTCCTTATAATTCTCAATCACTAAGAGGGGTATCCTTTCCAATTAACGATCACGCTGCTGCATCCTATAAACTTACAGGATTACAATTTTGGATGTTTTACAACAAAGATAGTGTAATATCTTCAACTCAAAAAATTGCAACTATTATAGGAACAGAAGCAAATGCAGGAATTACTGATTTCTATGACATATTCTTAATCCCAGAACTCAATGGAAAAAGGGGTAGCCTAAGAATATATAAAAACAACACCCTATATACCAATGCTAGTTTATTCATTAATGGAAGAATTATAGATGATATGAAGATAGTTCCCTTAGAATGGACATCTGTACTAATATCATTTACAGAATCTAACGATATTATCTTAAATTCTAAGGTAGGAAAATTTGAAATATATGAAGGCTTCCTGGCTAACAACGTTGCTTTCTTCCAACAACAGTTTGTTAACTTCTTTTCAAAATTAACTCAAGGAGAACAGTGGTCAGACATAGATAATGAGAATTGGGACTACCCAACTCAATTAGCCAGCCCACTAACATGGCAACAATGGGGAGAAATTGTTATTCAAGATATCGCTTCTCAAACAGGAGATAGTACTTTTAAAACTTATTTAGGTCTTTCTGAGCAAGTATTTGATGATTCTGCAACTGCTGTTACAAGTTCAGAAGGGTTTGATGCACTAACTAACACAACTTGGATCAAAAAAGAAGTTACAGCAGTATAATATGGTATACTTGGGTACATGAATCCAAAGAAACTAAAAAATAATGGTAAGCCAAGAGTAAGTGTAGTAGAAAAAAAGTCAGACTGGGGCATATATGTCTGGAAATGTGACTTTGATAACAAACCCTTTGGAGACGGCAAGGGAAATATTATGAATATTCCCGGTAGACCATTTGATATAGAGAAAATGGGAAAGATAAGAAAAGCAGCAGAATATTACGGTGCTCCTGCAGGCAAAGTAGAGTTTATGGCTGGTGTGACAAGGGTCACAGATGAAGAACATGCAGAGCAAATAGAAAGAATGAAAAGCGGCTTGATCCCAAGCGAAACAGACATTGGTGCCTGGATGGCAGCAGAAAAAGGATTTAGACAACATGGAAGATAACGAAGCAATAGCAAGAATAGACAACCTAGACAAAGTAGAAAAAAAGTCTAAGGTAGATCCATTTATAACAGATGGAGAAATTGTAAAGTCTTATGAAGGCTTACATCAAAATTTTAGAAGAAAAATTAGTAGAACAGTAAATAAAGCATTTCAAGGAATAGATGATACAAAGTCAAAACAACTATTTCCAGAAATGGATATGGTTACAGCCTATGGTCTATTTGACGTAGTTCTTCCACCATACAACCTAGATGAACTAGCATATTTTTATGAAAACTCATATGCTAACCACGCAGCAATTAATGCCAAGGTAGCAAACACAGTAGGGCTTGGATACAGTTTTGAAATGACTGATATGACAGTTGCTAAATTAGAAGAGTCAGAATCAGAAGATCAACTCATGAGAGCACAAAGAAAAATTCAAAGAACTAAGTCACAAATGACAGACTGGCTAGAAAGCCTTAATGACGAAGATACATTTACACACGTTCTTGAAAAAGTATACACAGACGTAGAAACAGTTGGAAATGGATACATTGAAATTGGTCGTAAGGTCAACGGAGACATAGGATACATTGGACACATCCCAGCAACTACAATTCGTGTACGCCGTATGCGTGATGGCTATATTCAAATTGTAAATCAAAAGGTAGTGTATTTTAGAAATTTTCAGGAATCAAAAAATATTAACCCTGTAACAAATGATAATAGACCAAACGAACTAATTCATATCAAGAAGTACTCTCCAAAGAATTCATATTATGGAGTTCCAGATACAGTTTCAGCAGCAACCTCTATGGTAGGAAACGAGTTGGCAGCAAAATACAATGTTGATTACTTTGAAAATAAGGCTGTTCCTAGATACATAGCATTGGTAAAGGGTGCAAAACTAAGCCCTGAAGCAGAGGATAAGTTCTTTAGATTTATGCAGGCTGGCTTACGTGGTCAAAACCATAGAACTCTTTACATACCTCTTCCTGGAGATGGACCAGATAACAAAGTAGATTTTAAACTAGAACCAATTGAGAATGGTATTCAAGATGGATCCTTTGAGAAATATCGTAAATCAAACCGTGACGATATACTCATGGCACATCAAGTCCCATATTCAAAAGTAGGTGGTGGTGCAGGAGTTTCTATCGCATCAGCATTGGTGGCAGATAGAACATTTAAGGAACAGGTAGCAAGACCAGCACAAAGAAATCTGGAAAAAACTATTAACAAAATTGTTAAAGAAAAAACAGATATGCTTGCCCTTAAATTCAATGAACTAACTTTGACAGACGAACAAACTCAAAGTCAAATAGACGAGAGATACTTGCGTATGCAGGTAGTTGTTCCAAACGAAGTTCGTGAAAGACTAGGATACCCAGTTAGACCTGGAGGCTCAGACCCCATAGTTCTTGGTGCACAAGCCAGAGCAGAACAAGTCGCCCAGTCAACCGGAAATCGCACTAGGGACCAACAAAGAACAGATAATGCTTCTGACTCTACTTCCACCACAACTGGGCGAAATGCTCAAGGTGAAGGTAGAGCACAGCAATAATTTGTTATAATGTTATAAGTACCCATAAAGACTAATTATAATAGAGGTAGTATGACTAATTTGCATAAAGCATTTTGGCACTCAGAAGACAACAGTATCAAGTTGTCAATGCCAATCGCTAAAGTCGATAAAGAGAAACGAACAGTTTCTGGTTTTGCAACCCTTGACAACATTGACAAGCAAGCAGACATCGTTCCAACCGATGTCAGTATTAAAGCGTTTGAAAGATTTCGTGGTAACCTTCGTGAAATGCATATGCCAATTGCGGTGGGTAGAGTAGTATCTTTTAAATCAGATAAATTTTATAATAATGAAGAAGACAAATTTTATAATGGAGTATTCGTAAATGCATATATATCAAAAGGTGCCCAAGATACCTGGGAAAAAGTTCTTGATGGCACTCTTTCTGGCTTTTCTATTGGTGGTAGCATCAAAGACTCTGAAGAAATGTATGACTCCAAGATGGATAAAGCAATTAGGGTTATTAAAGACTATGACCTCCACGAACTCTCATTGGTAGATAATCCTGCTAATCAATTTGCAAATATTGTATCAATTGAAAAAATAGCAGACGGTAGTAACAAAATAGATGGTATTATTAGTAAAGTAGATCTTGAAAATGTTTATTGGTGTGAATCTGATTCTCTAGTAAGACTTTCTCAAGAAGAAGATTCCGCTTGCCCATCATGTGAAAAACACATGATAAACATAGGCTTTGTAGAATCAAACGATACTGAAAAGAATTCTGTGGTAAAAGGTTTACTGAAATCACAGAAAATTAGACTTGGTGAAAAAATAACCAAGGCTGAAAATCCTGATAAGGAGGGGAATAATATGGCAGAAGAAAATGTAGAAGTAGCACCAGCAGCAGAAGAAGTTGTTGAAACACCAGCCGCAGATGCACCAGCCGTAACTGAAGAAGTTGCAGCAGACGCACCAGCCGCTGAAGAAGTTGCTACCGAAGAAAACATTGAGAAATCTGATAGTGCAGAAGAAGCACCAGCAGAAGCACCAGCCGCAGATGCACCAGCAGAAGCAGCAGTTGCTCCAGCAGAAGTAGTAGCAGAAGATGCACCAGCAGAAGATGCCGCCACTCCCGCCGAAGATAGCGAAGACGCAGAATTGGCAAAGGCTGTAGATACAGTACAAGAATCTATTGACGAGGTTCAAAATACAGTTGCTTCAGCACTTGGAGACTTGGTGGCAACAGTTAAGTCACTTAATGAAAAGATGACAGAACTACAAAAAAGCATTGTTTCCGCAAAAGAGGAAATTACAAAAGTAAAAAACAATGTTGATGAGTTTGGAAAGCGTGTTGACTCACTAGAAGATGACACCGCTATCCGTAAGTCTGGCGACCTCGGCGGGGTCGTTCAGGAAACACAAATAAGAAAAGGATCGATGTGGGGCGGGCGTTTCCTCAATTCCGCTGACCTATATCGTTAAATTCACTGGGAGGTGAAATAATTATGGCAGAAGAAATTTTAGAAAAGGCTGCTGCTACAGGATCTATCGTTTCTGGTGGTATTGGTGGTGTAACAACCCCAGCCGCAGGAGACCTTGGTGTCGCAGGTGCCGCTGGTAATGATGGCGGTATTCTTGCTCCTGAGCAATCACGCCAATTTATCGAATACATATTCGAACAACAAGTTCTTGCAAGAGATGGACGCAGAGTAACAATGCGTACAAACGCTTCAGAACTTGAAAAGTTAAACGTAGGCGAAAGAGTAATCCGTGCCGCTGCACAAGCAGATGCAACTTACACAAACGCTGGCGTAACTTTCACAAAGGTTGAACTTTCAACAAAGAAGATTCGTCTTGATTGGGAAGTATCAACAGAAGCATTGGAAGATAACTTAGAAGGAGCAGGTTTAGAAGACCACTTAGTTCGTACCATGACACGTGCGTTTGCAAATGATTTAGAAGATCTAGCAATCAACGGAACAGGTACAGGATCAAATGCGTTCCTAAACATCCTTCAAGGTTTCACAGCAAAGGAAAACACTTCAACAAACACTGCAACATTCGGTACAGATATCGAAGACTTACAAGCACTTGTGCTTGCAATGCCTCGTAAATATCGTGCTTCACGTGCAGCAATGAAGTTCTATGCAGACACAGAAACAGTATCTAACATCATCAACGGTCTTGGCTCTTCAGGTAACCTGAACAGCGAAAGAATCGTAGAGCGTGTTGTTGCTGGTCAAGAACCACAAATACTTGGTGCTCCAATCCAGTACCGTGTATTAGGTCTTCCATTACTGGAAGTTCCATTGATGCCTGCAAACCGTGTAACTTTGACATTCCCTGAAAATAGAATTTGGGGTTTCCAAAGAGACATCACAGTTCATCGCGAATTCCAACCTAAGAAAGATACAGTAGAATATACTGTGTTCTTACGTTTCGGCGTTCAAATCGAAGAAACTGACGCAATCGCAGTTGCTCAAGGATAATATCCTTAACAATTGATTAGAGAGGGGAGCAGAAATGTTCCCCTCTTATTTATTTATAGTATAATTAAATAGAGGTGCACATGGAACTTTTAAGATTGAATAACACAACAAGTTTATCTGCATCATTTTCTGGATTAACAGCAAGTTCAAATTATAAATTAGAATTAGACGATTTAATTACCTCACAATCTTACTCAGCAAGTGCTGCAGCAAACGGATCAGGTATAGCATCATTTGTAATGCCAGATCACTACTTAACATACACAGGATCATTAGTAGCCACAGTTAAAGACTCTACCCAAGACATTGTTAATATTACAAACATTGAAATACTAAGACCATATTGCAACATAGATACTACAGGGCTAAAGATATACGGAAAGACATCCGGACTTACAACTACAGAAAGAAACAATATAGTTGAATATGAAAGATTGGCTAGATACATAATTGATTCTCATACAGATGGATTTTCTTTTATTAGAAAAGAAAAAGAATTCATTGGGTCAGGAACAGACGAACTTCTTTTAGATGAAAAGGCACACACTCTATATAAGATTTATGAAAATGGAGAACTGATGTACGATGCCTCATCAAATACAAATGAAGCAGACTACAAGATTAATAAACAACTTAATGCAATAGTCTTAGATATCCCAGAAAGTAATAGGATTAATTATAAAAAGGTATGGAGAGATAGGTTTTTAGATATTGACTTTTTTGAAGGATACGAATATATTGTAGATGCAGATTTTGGATGGAAGGTAATTCCTCAAGATATTCAGGAAGCATGTGAATTATTAATTCAAGATATAGTTAAAGATAACATTAAGTATATAAATAGATATATAGAGTCTTTTGATAATGATGATTTTAAGATTAAGTTTGCTAAAAATTGGACAGCCACTACAGGCAACTTAATTGTTGATAGGATCTTGGAGAGATATAAGAGACCGATGCGTGTTGGGGTGTTGTAAATGCTCCCAAGTGCTGGTATAGAAAATGTGTTTTATCCTATGACTGCTGAAATTTATTATGCGGAAACAAAACAAAATGATTTTGGTGCAATGGAAAAAACTTGGGTATTTGATAGAAAAGTAAAATGTTCTGCAATATCAGTAATGTCAGATAAGACTCTTAATAGTGAACTAAAATCTACCTCATCTTTCTTTCAATATAATTCAGATATAGCATTTAGGTTAGGGGAGAATATTCAAAAAAAGAAAAATGGAACATATTATCCAATAACTGAAATACTTATAACAAACATAAAAGATATAAATGATAACCTTGTTTGGACAGAAAGTGAAGACAATGTTACTCAATATGAAATAGCAACCTTTGTTCCATCTTTTGATGCTTTTAATAACTTGCAGTTTTACCGTGGGTACTTAACTAGATCTCAAAAACAATATGAGGTTCTATATTAATGATTACCGCAAAAATTGACACCAAGAATATAAACAAGATGTTGAATAACCTTATTCAATATTCAAATGGGTTTATTACAGAAACTAAAGCACAACAAGGGTATATAAATAGAAAGGTTGCTAATACTAGTATTAATGCTTTTTATCAATACCTTGATGGAATTGCAAGAATGCACCCAGGGATGCTTCATCATGTATACGAATGGGGAGAGGTAGGAAATCCTGCATCAAGACTTGTAGATCTTGGACTTACATCTTCCGGAAGAGGCTCTACTGTTACTGCAGAATTTTTACAATCACAAACAATCAAGGATGGGTCCTCTGAGCCATTTTACGACAAAGCAGAGGTCATGGAAGAAGGTATCCCAGTAGTTATCAAGGAAAAAGAAGCACAGGCTTTATTTTTCGAAATAGACGGTTTAGAGTATTTTAGAATGGGACCTATAACAATTCTTAATCCTGGTGGTGCAGAAACAAGAGGTGGGTTTGTAAGTGTGTTTCAAGAATTTTATAATAATTATTT